ACGGTATATTTTATCCAACATATCACGTCTAAACTTCAATGTCTTTTTTGAAAAGGATAATGCCTCACAGTAATACATGTATTCTTTAGCCCATGTATCTGTTTGTGTACCGTCTGGTAAGGTGATTTCTTTAGCTCTGTGATCCACTAGCCACTACAATATAGCAAAACATAAACACACAAAGCAAAGCAAAAGATATAAACAATATAAAATAAACCCACTCCCACTTAGTCATCTAAATCAGGCACATTACAATAAATAGAGTCGACAATAAGCTCAACGTCACTACCATCTGACAGATAGATAGTAAGTATATCTTCGCCATAAACCACATCGATAGCCTCAATTTGCTTCCCTGTCATGTGTTCAGCAATTTCAGAAATATCCATATCTGCCTTCCTCAAATGATTGTATTTAAGTTTATGTTTGTTAAGTTGATGAAATAGTTTTAGTGCGGCTGACGCTTCAAATCGTATTACGGTAGTTTTTTGTTCCATTGACCATCCTCGTTAAGAACCATTGGCATGAGTTTAGGTTGCCCATTAATAATCATTCCACATCCTACTATGAAACGTGATTTAAAGTTTTTAGCATAATCAAATGCCATAGACTTTTGATTAATTAAACATCCAACTTGCATACCCCAGATAAGAGCATCTGGGTTAGAGTAATAGCCAATAGAAAACTTGGTATGGTAATGTCCTTGCACAGTATTCATACCGTATTGTTGTGCTACCTTCAATACATCGGCTGACATACCATGCGTAAAAAAGCAACGAGTACCATCACTTAACGTCAATGTTAAATCATCGACCCATTGCCAACCTTTTCCAACACCTAAAAATTCATTGTATGACTTTAGGTAGTCTTTAGGTAATCCGTATTTTAAAGCTCTCCTGTAAACTAATGACGAATGGTTACTATGCACTATTGTCATTCTAGGGAAGATTTCTTCTAATTGTTTGATGTAATGCCTAGCATTGCGTAGTTCATCACCTGCCGACATTAAATCAGGATTGTGTTCGTGCATAGATATAGCATGGTGGTCTAGTTCATCACCAATGTTTACAACCATATCTGGTTTGTATTTGTCTTTTAATGCACGAAGAAAGCTGAACGCATCCTTATGATGATAAGGAATGTGTAGATCAGATATGACTAATACTGACTTGTTCATTTATTTATTGTATAACAATGTTCCATTCTGGTCTATAATCAATGCCTGTTTTCTAGGAGTTCTACCACTCTCTGCAAAAGATATATGAACCCACTGATTATACTCATTAATAACTTGGTCGTAAGGAATATCGCTATCAACAATGGCAGCGACAGCACTATCAATATTATGTTTGCCACTAGGTCGGAAGTCTGCAGCCAGCCCTTTGACATGAGCAGATGTGGGTTTAGACTTGAGTATATTGTTAAGCTCAATGCAGCGATAACCACTACTAATATAGAGAGGTGTGTCGAGTAACTTTCTAACATCTTGTAATCCTTCCGCTAATATCATTATGTTATCCATTAGCTGTTCCGGAACTTTATTGTTTATGCCTAGCCTTGTTGCTGTTTCGCTAAACTCTAACTCCTCTAAAGTAAAGTTTGGTGTTAATCTCATTTTCTACGAGCTGACTCTACTAAGCCCCCACCAAAATAAAATCCTACAATAGCTAACATAATTTCACCTAGCCACATTTCGTTAGCAAAGTCTTTAGCTTCAGATACATTAGCCATATCTATCCAACCATACAATGCACCTACCACACCGTTAAGCATAATAAATAAAAACACAGCAGAGAACATAACTGCAAGGTATCTTTGTGCTAATTTAAACGGTGCGTATGCTTGCAATAAATCAATCTTTGCTTTGCTCTTAGCTAGTATTTCTTCTTCTTGAGAGGTGTGCATAGAATCAATAAGGTCTAACCCTTTACTGATAACATCACCACTACCTAATAATTTACCTATAATTCCAAACATATCACCACCAAAAATAATGACAGTTCCATTTAGGAACTTCAATTAATATAAATAAAAGAATTAAGAGGCATCCATATAAGAATCCCTCCCAAAATGAGTTCATTTTAATAATGACCTGTAAAGACATCCCATAGGTTATGCCAATGGTGACTTACCCATTTATCCCATACCCATGTCCAAACAGCTAATACGACCCAATGTTGCCAATCCCATTCCATATTTAACTCCTTAACTGTTAAACCCAATCAGTACACATAACATAATGTATACTGCTATAAATATCCATAACCCTATTTCTTTCATAGGTGTATATTGGATATAATCACAGCAACACAAATAGCACCAAAACCGCCCATCGCACCCCAAATGAGCTTGTTAAGCATATTTTCAATCCTATCCAGTCGCTTGTGAATTGTTGAATATCGCTCTGCACAGAGTTTCTCGTGTGCTAATAATTCTTCGTGCGGTGTCATTTATTTCCTTTCGGTGCGTTATATAGGTTGATAGGTGGTAAGTTTATTTCGTGCCACATTATTTACCAAGCAACCCATCATTTAATTCATCTGAATAAACTTGAGGTAATAATAAACCTAAATCTGTTTGTAAATCTAATTGTCTGTAACCAGGTTTGTATTGAACACTTTGTTTTTGCAATTTATTTAACATTTCATTAATTGCTGATTTCATTTGCAAATCTCTTGCATATTTTGATCCTTTACCAATAGCTGATGCACCACCATATGTTATTAAACCAGCTTCTGGTCCTAAAGGACTAGCAGCAACTAAGGCTGATATGCCTCCTGTTGGTCCAATTACATATCCTCCGCTAGATGGATCAAGTTTTGACATTCTTTTTAAAAATGCTTCTAATTGACCTCCCTTAACAAAATCTTGCAAAATAGTTTTTTCTTCTAATGTATAATATTTAGTCTTGTTTTTTGATTTTACAAAAGATTGCACTTCTTTCCGCATAGCATCAACAAGTTGTGCTTGTGTGTAATTAGCACCAGCTCTCATTTCAGCATTTTTCATTAAATTTTCAATGTCTGCTGTTTTTTTAGCCTTACCCCAATAATTTTGTCCTTGTTTAAATGCTTTGATGCTTTCTTCACTACCTTTAGCAATATTTTCTTTTGTAGCCTGAAGAACATGATCGTCTAAAGTTGACCTTAAATTATCTGCAACAAATTTACTTTTTGGTTTATTACCAACTTGTATATCATCTATTAAATCTTGAAACTCAAACATTTCATTTATTGTAATAGGTCTTTTGCTTTTAGCTCTTATTTTCATTTTATTGATGACATTCATAGCATCTTTGCCATAACTAGAAATATCACTAATATTTGCCTTTTTTAAATCTTGTTGTAATTTTACAGTTAATTGGTTTAAGTAAGATGGCTGAAAAGATACTTGATTTGCATTTGATTCGCCAAAATATGTTCTTGCTCTATCAAAAAGAGCTTCTGATGTATTTGCTTCAGTTGTTTTAGGTTTTACAACTTTTTCTATTGGAGTTTTTCCTTTAAACCCTATTCTTCCAATTTGACCAACATTTGGAACAAAAGGTGGAATTTTACCTTCTTCAACAACATATCCTAATGCTTCTAAATTGCGTTGTGCTTCTGGTGATTTTGGTTCATAAGTTATTGCAAATGCTCTTTCTTCTGCAATTTGTTCTGGACTTTTTATTTGAGATATTCTAAAGTCATAATCTTTCTTAACCCTCATGTAATCAGGATTATCAGCCATTGATACCCCATCAATAACTTCATTATCTTTTAGCCATTTTCTCATTTTTTTTATTGTTGAATCTTCACCTTGCAATTTTCTGTAAATGTCTGTAGCAGCTCCTTCTATATTTCCTGCTAATGTTCCAGCCAATCCAGTTGCTAAAGTAGTTCCAGTTTCTATTCCACCAATAACTTCTTTGCCTAAACGACTTTCTGCTAATAAATCACCAGTAGGTTGTAAAAATTCTGGAACATATGATTTGTATGCCATTATTATATTTCCTTAAAAATCTTTATCATCTGGTATATCAGATGATTTAAGTTTAGGTATAATCAGAGGTTTATCAATAATGTCTAAAACTTCTGAATCTGCACCAGGGTTAGCGTATTCATCGCTTATTTTGCGAATTTGTGATTTGATATATTTCATGCGTTCAGGTGAATTTTTTTGATACCATTTTCGTTCAAAAGTATAAACATTTGGACCATACCCATTATCAGAAACTTCCATGGCAAAATCATCTGCAAAATCTTGTTGCATTTTATATCTTTCTTGAGCAACAAAAGCAATAATAGCATTAGCTGCTTGTGTGTTAGTTGTTTTTAATGTTGTATTTAAAAAGTTTTCAAAATCTTTATCAGTCATTGGACCAGTACCAGGTTTTTTCTCACCTAATGCAAGTTTAATTTGAACTGATTTTAATACACGAAGATTATCTTGAGCTGTTCTATTAGATGTTTTAATACCAAATCGTTCAGCAAAATTATCAACTAATGTTAAAGCGTCAGCACCAAGACCTTGAGCAGAACCAGCATTTTCAGATAATGTAGCCGCTAATGTTAATTCATTTTGACTTGGTATATCAGCATTAACGTCTTGTTGTACTTTATTAAAGTATTTAATACCTTCAATTTGTTCTTGTTCTCTAGCTTTTGTACCTAAATCAATATTTTGAGCTCTTGATCTGTTTACATCTAATAAATATTGTTTTAAATTTGGGTCTTTAAGTGATCGTTCATATTCTTTTATGTCTGTTGTTGGCATATTTGCTTCTAATGTTTTGGTGTACCATGTTTTGGGGTCAGCAAGAGCTTGAAGTTGTTGTTCTACTGGTAATGATTTTATTAAATTCATTAAATTATTTCTAGAATTAGCATCAAACTGACCTTGACTTGCTTGATAAGCAATATTTGCTAATTCAAAAGGAGCTTTTTGAAGATCAAATCGACCTTTTTGAATATCAATGCCACCTTTTGTAATATCAATACCAGACTTAATTAAATCTTGTCTTAATTTTTGCATGGTAGATAAATTAGACATACCTGTTTCGCCACCTTTTTTAACTCCATACACAGCATTTGCAAGTGTATTAATTGTGCCAAAAACTGGGTCTAAATTTTGCGAAGCATTAATACCTTTTATTAAACCTTCTACTCCACCACCAAATTGTTGTCCAGTTAGGTAATTTTCAGCACCTGGCAAATTTAATACTCCAGGTATATTTTCTAATCCATATAATGGATCAACTGTGCTAAAAAAATTATTTGCCATGTTATTATCCTCTCATTCCTGGTCGTCTAATTTTTAAAGGTGATCCAAACTGAGGTGCTGTTGCTTGTTTAACAGAACTTGTTACCTGTGTTAATGGAACACGTTGTTGCCTAGGATTTAATCCTTGATAAATAGCAGAACCACCCATAAGACCTAACATTCCTGCTTCTACAGGATTTTCAGTTACATAATTAGCTACTTTATCATAAGCTCTTTGGTATAAAGGTTTATCTTCATATCCTCCTGCTGTAGCTACATCTTGTGGCTCTGGAGTAACAATAGTATTAAAGTCAGGTTTATATGAAATATTAGATGCCATATCATAACCACCTAAATCAGCACCACCTATTCTTGGTGTACCAAAACCAGTTGTATAAGGCGATACAAATTGACTTGCCATATAATCTGGGTTTACAGCAGATATGGTTTGAGCTGGTGTTGTCATTGCTAATGGTAAATTAGCAGTATCTACAGTATTAGGTATCATACCAGCAGAACCACCTCCGACACCTCGTGCTGCTGACATTAAATTAGCACCGCCAATACTAGAAGCGTCACCCATTGTATTTAATATACCTTGATTAAGCGTATCTTGGCTTATCATAGCTTGAGGTAAATTTTGAGATGCTTGAGTAACAGTATTGCCTGCAACTTCAGTAGGAAATAAATCGGCTGGAACAATATTTCCTAATAAATTACTAAAACCTTGACCAATCGTTGCATTTTTTGCTGATGTCATAGGGTCTTTTCCCGTTGCTGTATTTATTCCAAAGTTTAATAACCATGAATAAGGATCAAAACTAAACATTATTTACCTCCGCCTGATGATTGTGCAGTCGTGGTTTGACCCATAGGAGCACCGTAGGCTGCTGATAAGTATGATTGTAGTTTGGTGTATGGTAGGTTTTGACCGTACTCATATCGACCAATATCTGCTTGTAGTTTTTCTCTTGCATAATCTTCTGCTGTTTGACCTGTTGCAAGTAGTTGTTGAATATCAGCATAATCTGCCATCGCTGCTTGTGGAGCTTGTTGCACAGCTTGTTGTTGCATACCTCGTTCAGCACCGTAATTCTGATACATAAGCCTACCTGCTTCTTGTGCAAGTGCGTTAGCAAGGTTTTGTTGAGCTCGATTTTGTTGTTCAAACATAGCTGTTGAGCCATATCGACCTGCTTGTGATGCACCGCTACGAGTACCTTGTATTGCATCCATATATTGTTTTTTAGCAACATCGGCTGCACCTGTCATGGCTGCTGACAGATATGGATTAGCACCTAAATATTTACCGCCAATAACATCTGCCATTTGTGCTTGAGCTGCTGGTACTAATGGACTACCTGCTTTTGCTCTAGCTTCGGCTAAACCTAATGCTGATGTTGTTTGTGCAGATGGTGAAACATATGTTTGACCTGGATAATATGTTGGACCAGGAGTGCCATACAATGATTTTGCTTCTTGCAAACCATACTCGACAAATGGTCTAACAGTAGGATCAAGTTCGCTAGTCGTTTTTTGTGTCTGCGAACCTCCACCGCCACCACCTCCCCAGAATGTTACCCATTCTTGGAAACCAGTCACAATGTTCCACATTAATTTATTGAAATTCATAATTTAAACTCCGTATTTAATTTTAATTCCATTAGTGTATATTTCGGTTTGAACCCATAAAATTTATCCCATAGTTTTACTATGCTTTCAAACTTGGTTGAACCATGTATTGCAGTTCCGCCACTTTCTTTAACCCAAGTAACAAACTGTGACCAAGGTTCTTTGGTGTTTTTACCACCGATATAACTTATGTAAAATACTCTGTCATTAGGGTAGATATGCCATTTACCTACCAATGCTGATTTGCATTTTTTATTATCATCTAAAGCTATAAGTAGTATTTGTTCACCATTAACTACCGATAACTTTAACTGATCTATTGTATATTCGTTATTGCTTTTCTCTATAGCTCGTTGCAGATGTTCTTCTGCTAAATGCCAAAACTGTTGCACATGGTTTGTGGGTACGACATATAATTTCATATTTAATCCTAGTAATGTTTATCCCAGTATTATATACGCTAACTCTATATCTGTTGAGCCACTGTTGTTATATGTAACAACAAAATTACCTTTGTTTCTTGCACTAACAAAAATACTTGCTAATTTACCAGCAGATACATTTGATAATGGCATAAATAGTATTACTGAATCAAATCCAGCTCTTTCATCATTAACTGTGTATGTTGCGGTACTACCACCTCCACCACCACCAGAACTTGGTAATGTGATTGTGCCTGTATTGTTGGTTTTACCATTCATAGCATTGTTCACGACTTCTGCAACAGTTCTTGGGTCGCCACCTTGATAAGGTAGGGTACGATACATATTGGTTCTTGCCATTACCTAGTTCCTGTTGGCGTTATATCTACATCTACTCCTACTGCGTTAGTCCAGTTACCTGTTGGACTAATACTAAACCTATGGTATCTACCATGACTGCGTAAAGGTGCTCTACCTTCTGATGATGTTGTTACACTTGCACTAAAACCTATCGTATCATCTAATTCTTTACGACTAGCTACTTTAACTGTTGCACTACCATTATCAATCGTTGGTCTAGCAAGAGTTACTAAACTGTTATACCCCACTTCTACATCAGTTGTAATAATTTCTGAATTGTATGTAGAGCCTGTAAAGGTAATAATTTTATCATCTTGGAATCCTGCAAATAAAAACTTACCACCAATCCAAAGTCGTGAATCTAAAGATGCTGTCATAGCATCAATACTTGTATAACCTAATGTGCTTGTTAACCCCTCTAGCGTTGTACCTACAGAAGCGATTGTGCCTACTCCTGTGGCTAATGTATCTACTCTTGACCATTTACTTATTTGCCAATTATAAACAATCATGTGTCGTTTGCCGTCAACAGCTTTGTAGTTCCATACAACAAGTTTTTTAACAGGGTCAATCGCAGTAGTCATACTACCTAAATCTGTTAATGAACAGTCATCAAAAAACCATCTATCTACTTTTTCTGTACCAATACCTACAACATTAGTACCATCGCATGAATAGAAACCATCATCTGATAAGAAGAATGATGTATTACCATAAGTTGCAATAGAATTACCCTCTAAACAACCTAGTCCTCGTGATATGGTGTCAAACTGAAAGAACAATGGTGAACCAATGTATGACATACGCACCACAGCTTTTTCAAGAAATACTAAACCAAACTCACCACCTGCAAGACCAGTTATGTTTCCACCGTCAGGAATAATCTGTGAATCTGACTGGCTAGTAGAACCTGTTGACCAATATGCTTCATCATTGATGTCAGACCATTGTACTTTGTTAGAATTTGTTCCACTATCTAAATGTCCGCATACTACAAAATCACGCACTACGGTTACATATTTAGCAATCGGTGCTGATGATGTAAATACATTTATATTGCCTGATGTTGTCCCTGATACACTATCTGTATAAGTAAAGGTATTAGCATCAACCACAGTAATAGTATAAGTCCCATCGGTAGCAGTTCCTGATGTAACATCCACGCGATATGCAGTAGAAGTAGTTAACCCATGTCCTGTAATAGTGACAGTTACAGTTGTACCAGAACGACTATATGTACCTGTTTTGTAGGTAGATGATTCATAGAAATTAGAACTTAAACCTATTTCCCATGCTTGTAATCTTGCAGAATTATTAGCAGCTAATACTTTTTTACCAAACTGTTTAAATTGCCAATTATCTGTACTAGAATATCCACCTGCTGTAGATACATCTGCTAAGGCAAGTGTTGTGTTATCCATTTTAAATAGTTTGCTAGTACCGCCACCAAACACTTGAACATCTGCACCAAACTTACCTACAAAAATACCATTTAAGTTTTCACTAGCTGCACCAGAATAATCTTCAGCATTATTAAATGGAGCATATCCAAGCGATAAAGGAAATACATTTTTGGCATCGTTTAAACTTCCTGCCATAGCAGGTTGGTCTGGCAACCATTCTGTAAATTGTAATCTTGTTGTTGTCATCTTATAGTTTCATTATGTATGCAAGTGCATAGTAAGGAGGTAAATTAGCATTAGTTGCAGATGTACCTGCTGTAGAGTTTGCTACTGAAATGCCTGTGGTTTGTGAAGCTGTACCAGAGCTAACCATTGTAGTTGTTGGTCCACCAAGGTTATTAACAATAACTGAGCTATTACCATAATCAGGATTATCATCTTCAGAACCATTAAAAAAGATTCCTGTATGACTGTGTCCTGAGTCTGTAACTGTTGCTGTGTGCGTATGGCTTACAACGACAGCATCTTTACTACCGCCAGTTGCATTTACGGCATAAGTGCTTCCTGCACCAACGACAAATCTATCTCTTAAATCAGGAGTTCCTGAAGATCCATTACATAATGCCCAACCGCTAGGAATAGTACCTGTAGAACCTGACCATAACATTATCATTCCTGTAACAAAAGCATCGCCCCAAGTAGGTGTTGCTGATGAACCGCTAGAAACTAGAACTTGCCCTGATGTTCCTGTTGCTCCATCTAATGTAAGACCTCCAGTAACGGCTAATGTACCTGATGAAGTTAATGTTCCAGAGTTAGTTAAACTATCACCACTAGAACCATCTTGAAAGTTTTTAAGATGACTCATTACCTCTCTAATAGCATTATTTATTCCACTGGGAGGACAACCTTCCGCCAAATTTACACCATCTACATCGGTGTTATTTGCTGCGGTGCTATCATATTCACTAATTTTAGTCTTTGCCATGTTTTACCCTTTTCTATACCAAATATCTGACCCTACTGCTGAATCAGTCCATACATCACTTGAAGTGCTAGATGTTGACCAAACCTCACTACCAGTTGCAGAATCAGTCCATTCCTCACCTAGCCTGTAACCTATTGCTGTTACTGCTCCTGTTGTTGTAATACTACCATTAGCAGAGTAAGTAACATTACTGCCTGATACAACAGTAGCAATACCTGTAACGACAGCAGAACCACTTTCTAATAAACCACCAAGTGCCGTAACACTTGCAACACCATTAACGTCTGCATTACCAAGTCTAATACGCAGACCATCTGCTGTTAATGTTGCTGTGCCAGATATACTTGCACTTGCATCTATAATAGAACCTGATAGGTTGACCGTAATGGTTGCAGTACCATTAACACTTGCATCACCTAATCGTATGCGTAGTGCAGATCCTGTGAGTGTTGCTGTGCCTGTAATAGCACCTGTTGCATGATTAACTTTACTTGCAAATGCAGATAAGGCTGCATTACCACTTATTGCTGCACTACCAAATACAAAACTAAACGCATCTGCTGTAACCGTTGCAGTACCTGTAATAGATGCAGTAGATGTTCTTAAGCGTACAGCAGTAGATACAACTGTAGCGTCAGCCGATACACTTGCTTGTCCAAGTAATATAGCACCTGCTAGTGAACTAAAAGGTGCTTGAGAAAATGCGGCTATACCGAACATTATGCGAGTTGTTCGTCTGTAGGTTTAGGTAGAGTAGGATGATTCCATTCTTTGATGTAGTCACCTCTGCCATCGCTGTCGTTTTGTAAATGGATAACTGTTAAGAAATCATCATTTGTTAATTCTGGATAAAGTGTTTTTATTTTGTCATATAATGTCATTAAGCTGCCCTCACTAATGTTGCACTAAAATACTTTCTAAATCCTTCTGCTCCAGCACTTAAATTCCAAGTTGCTGACATGCCATCAGCATATATGTATAATTCAAAATAATCTGTTGTTCCATTAGCATAACAAACACCAGCAACATGAGGAAATTGTCTAGAATTTGTATTATTTATATTTAATACTCCTTCTCTATATCTTGAACCATTTTTATATATACTTAAAATTGATGTACCTTGTCCAGTAGGATTAGAACCACCTTCTACTTTTCCACAAATATAATAATAACCAGCAACACTTGGAGTAAATCTAGATAAAGATGTGTCAAAATCGCTTGTTAAATCAAACTCCTCTGTTTGTAAATTTACTTTTGTAAATACTGTATTAGATATACCAGTTTGTTGTGTGGTTTGATAAGCGTGAAACGCTGGACCAGTACCAGCAACTCCACTCGCTAGGTCTGCCTGTACAACACTGCCATCGGTTATCTTGTCTATGCCTGTATCGCCATTGATTATGACTGCCATTATTCTGCCTCCTCTGGTGTGTTACCTTCTGCTACCCATTCTAGGTATTCTTGGTAGTCTGTGTTAGCTTCGTCAAATGGAATACAAGCACCATCTGATAATCTTTGTACACTATTAACTGTATTTAATATT